GCTTCAGGCCACCATTCAGATGGAGCACCAGCGCATTTACGCCTGACCGGCCTCCATCAGCCGGCAGATCTCCTTCAGCAGGGCCGTCTTCCTGGCCTTGCTAATGGGATCGTCGCCCTTGATCTTCGCCAGCTTCTTATTCAGCCGGGCGATCTGTTCATTCATGCGGATCGCTCCTTTCGTTTGTCTGTAGTTAGTTCGTTAAATCTTTATTTCACATCGTCTTATAAATGAACAATGCAAACCCTATAATCAGCACCCAACAATACCATGCCATGTTGTTTCCCTCATCATGTCGGAACGGTAACTGCATTCGGATTAATAAAGAAATATTCAACGGACATACTCAAACCGGATTGGGCAACACCCATCAGATAGAAGTCGCTCCCGTTTGTGCCTTTGCCGATGTTGATCGGCATTGTTCCGCCCGTCCATCCTCTGATCGTCATTGACCCAAGATACCACGAATCTGTTAACACGCTCGAATGTTCGCTTTTTATCGTTCCGAAATCGTCAAATTTAAGCCATCCAGAGCTGCTAATTGTCAGGTTATTATAGGACTTCACAACTCTAAAAAATGTTGCTTTTGTTTGTACTTCTGTTGTTATTTTTTTCCAATTACCCCAACCAGACCCGTTTTTTTGTCTGAACCATATTTTGTCACCGCCTTGGTAGTTCATTGGATAACAAATCTGTGAAATATAAGTACCGTTGTTATCCCTATTTACAACTCGCAAATAAACCCAATCTTCTGGAACATTGGAAGAACCATCCCCAAACCAATAAGGAATACCTTGCTCTGTTGCGTTATTCGCATTTGTTGCTTCTATTGCTCCGTTAATCAAACGACTGAAATTATCATTTAACGTATCAACGGAAGCCTGGGAAGCCGCGCCGATATTCGTCCGCACCTGGGTCTTCTCGCCGCTGGTCAGGGTCTGCTGGCTGATTGTCAGCACGTCCCTCTCTAACTTGTTCTTCAGGTTGTTGCCGTAGATGCAGATCGCATAGACCGCGATGCTCGTGTTGGTGAAATACTCCAGGCCGTGGTCGTCGGCGCCGTACATCCCGTCAAGGTCATAGCTGTCCATGTCGTAGTCGACCGGCGAGGACCGCTCCAGATAGATGTAGTTGGTGTCGTACTCATAGGTCAGGCCGGAAGCCTCCGCCGCCGCCAGGTTCTCCGCGCTGTAGCTCAGCCGCTCGACCTTGCTGATCGCGATGCCGGTGTTGAAGTCGATCTCGTCGCGCACGTCGCCCGCCCGCAGCAGGCCATAGGGGAAATGGTCGTCCATCAGGTCGCGGAGGTCGATCACGTCCTCTGTGTAGGCCTCGAAGGAGCTGGGAGCATCCGCCAGCAGGACCCAGTCAGACCAGGTCATGAACACTTCAGTGGAGGTGTTGTCGCCACCTTCAACCCAGATGTAGCCGTTGGCGGTGATGGAGAACAGGCCATCGTTCGGGACGATGGTGGTCTTCGTGCCGTCAATCGTGGAGCTGAATTTCACAGCCGTGTAGGCGCCTACGATCCGGAACTGCGCCGTGTCAGCATACTTCAGGCCGATGGCGTAACCCAGGTCGTGGTTGTACAGGTTCCATCCGGTGGAAACGAACAGCTGCGGATCGCTCTGGATGATCGTACCGCGGTCCTCCGCCGTGTAGGCGATGGTGATCTGGTCGCCGCTGACCGGGTCGCCCGTCACCGTGACGCCGTAGGTCACCGGATCCGCGCTCCATTCGGTGGTGTAGGTCAGGTTGATCGTCGTGGAACCGGAAACAGCCGCCACAAAGGTGTCCCGGTCGATGGTCGCCGTGATCGGCGTCTCGCCCTGCTCACGCGGGGCCGCGTTGACGGTCATCTGGAGGCTTTCCGGCACATATCCCACGTGGGTCCGGTTGCCGCGGATAATGCTCATCCAGGCGTCGCCGGTATGGATGGAAGCGCTGCCGCCGGAGGTCCGCCGGACAAACTCGCCCGTCACGGTCTGGCTCTGGTCGCTGGTCAGGTTGTCAGCCGTCAGCGCATGCTCGACCTGGACATTCCCGCTTTCGTCCGGGCCTTCGCCGTTGACGGTCTTCACCCGCTCCGCCAGGGCGTCGCTGATCCTCTGGCTGTCGTCCTCGCTCACGGCCAGATCCGCGCCGGTTTTCGCCTTCAGGGTGATAATATCGTTGCTGTTCTGGGTGTCCACGTTCTCCATCGCGCCGATTTTCTCCGCGATGGTGGTCTGGCTGCCCTCCGCCATGCGGATATCCTCCGCCGTCGTGTCGCCGATGGCGGCGATCTCCTGGGCGATGGTGTTCGCGCCGGCATCGCTGCTCATCTTGATGTCCGCGGCGGTCTTCCCGTCCACGGCCTCGATGGCGTCCTTCACGGTGGTCTGGTCGTCGTCGTCCATCGCGGTCTCCGCGGCGGTCACGATGATCACGCCCTGGCTGTCAGCAGCCTGCCCGTTCACGGTGATGGCGGCAGACAGCTCGCTCTTGTCCGCCTTCAGCGCCAGTGCGTCGCCGACGGCCTTCGCGTCCGCGGCCTCGCCGCTGTTCGACAGCGTATCGTCAATCGGGACAGTGATCACATCGGAATCCTGGACCACAACTTCCACTTCTTCGTTCAGATCAGGTGCCATTTCTCTTTACCTCCCGCTTAAATTTCGCCCAGGATGCCGCTGATGGTCAGCGTGCTCTGGATAGTCGTCCTTACGATCGAGCCCTCGATCATCTTCGGCGTGCCGGGGCTCAATGCGTCCACACACCGGGCTGTGGGCGCCGTACCGTCCCAGATCGGGCTGACGTCAAACCGCAGCTCTGTGGAATAGGTGCCAGCGTCCCAGGTGTCCGTATCGTCGTTGTGGAACTCTACCAGCACCTTCCCGTTGCCAAGGTCGAACTGGTCGTCCAGCCGATAGATCCGCTGCATCACGACCTCGCCCTGGCCGTTCCGCACGGTGAAGAGCATCCGGTCCGCGGAGGTCCACTCGTCCCCGCTCTCGCGGGTCGCGCCGATCTTGAAGCTCCCGGTGTCGCCCTGGTGCATCGTGATGGCCATTGTGTCAAGGTTCACGTTAATCATTTCCAGTCCCCTCTTTCCGCAGCACTGCAGTGATCAGTCCCTGTCCTTCATCGCGTACCGCGATCAGTTTCGTGTATCCGTTGAAGACGACCGGACCGCCGCCTGCGTCGTATTCGATGCGCTCCGTGTTTTCCGGGAAAATCAAAAGGCCGAACACCGTATTGATGTCCGACCTTTCGATGTAAAGGAACAGGTCAACGTTGGAGAACGCATGGCTGTTTTCCAGCACAGTCCCGTCATTCAGCTTCAGCTTCTCCATCCTCAGAAACCTCCTCCGCCTGTTTCGCCTCGTTCTGCTCAATGCTGCTAATGCACGCCTTCAGGTTTGCCCTGGCCTGCGCCACAGGTGCGCCGATCTGCTCGCACAGATCTACAGGCACGTTGATCGCCAGCAGATCGTATGTCATCTGAAGCACCTGCTTGATCGTGTACCGTTCCTCCATGTTGCCCTCCTTATACTTTCGCGAACGAGACCTTGCTGCCGTTCGCGTTTGTTTTAAGCAGATAAGTGACGGACTTTCCGCCGACCGTCGCCGTGATCCGGAAGTTGAAGGCCGCCGGGTTTGTGCAGCTCTCCGTCGGCGTCGGCATGATCATCCACTTCCTGGCGATCAGCGTGCCGCTGGAATTGTTCAGGCGGATATTCACCGCCATCCGGCCGCTTGACCAGCTGCCGTTGGTGATCATCAGCGGCTGGGTGGTCGATGCGACGCCCGTCCCGCCGATGTTTACATATCCCGGATTGTGGTCGTTCTGGTCGTCGGTAATCTCCACGCCCGTGACCGTCGGCGTGGCGTTGCTCACGTCAATCCGGCCGATTACGTTGCTGCCCAGTGTCAGCTTCACGGCCTTGATGTCCGCGCTCGCACCCTGCGGGCGGATGGTTTCATTGGCCAGCGTGAACTGGGCGCTTTTCCCGTTCGCAGTCACGTCGCCCGTCTTTTTGATGATGGATCCGATGGCCGTTCCATAGGGCGTTTCGTATGACGGGGCGTATGTGCCCGTCACGCCCAGGATCGTCTTGCCGCTGCGGATATTCGACGGCGTCAGGTTCGTAGTGTCCACCGTAACCTGGCTGAAGCCAACCTTGCCGGCTGACGGTGTAAACGGCCCGACGCCGTCCACCGTGCACTCCTCCAGCGGGACGTCGATCCGGCCGATCACGTCGCTTCCCAGCGTCAGTTTCACCGCCTGGATATCCACTGTGGACCCCTGCGGCCGCATGGTTTCCCGTGCCAGGGAGAACGCGGAGCTGACGCCGTTGGATACGATGTTCCCGGAGGTTACGATCGTGCTGCTGATCGGCGTGCCGTACGGCGCCTCATATCCGGGCGACGGTCCGCCGTATGTGCCGATGATGCCCAGGATGTCCACGCCCTGCTTGATGTTCTCCGCCACCAGCGTCGGGATGGTCAGCATCGGCGAGCCGTTGATGAAGCTCGTGCCGGCTGCGTTCAGCACCCGGATCACGTTCTTGGAGTTTTCCAGCACGCCCAGCTGGATCTGCAGCCTCGCGCTGCGGATCTCCGAAGGCGACTGTGCCCCCTGGTCGGCATGATAAGCAGTAATGAAATAACCGACAGGCGGGTCTGACGCCGTGCCTGTCACGAATCCGGTCGTGATTTCGGACTGGTATGTATTCCCCTGCGGAGTGGCGGTCACCGTCAGCTTTTTGCCACTCCACGCGCCGCTCAGTGAAGTGGCCCGGCTAAAAGTTCCCGGTACATCCTGCCATTCAGAGTTGTTGAACGACTTCCGCTGGATCTTGTACGTGTTGTTCCCCGCGGAAACGACCTGCAGAGCGTTGTATGCGTTCAGCAGCGATACGGTCCCGACACCGGACGGCACCATGACGTCCCCGCCGGTTGTGATGTTCCCGCTGGCGTAGATCGTGCCGATGGCCTGCAGGTTGTTGACCTTCAGCAGGCTCAGCGTGGCGATCCGGCCGCTGATGAAGTCCGCCGTCACGTCGCTCAGCGTGATCTTGCCGTTGATCACCGTCGTGCTCTTCTGGTTGCCGATGTAGACCTTGTTCGCGTCAATGTGCGCTTCGCTCTCGCCCGCGTCATTGATCGCCAGCACGATGGATCCGGCGTCGATCAGCTTCTTCGGGTCCGTCGCGGCAACGTAGGCGCCGTTCTTCCATTCATAGTAGCGGTTCTCGTCCACCACGAAGTACAGCTTCTGGGCGCTGCCGGTCGCCGGAAGGTACGACTTTTTCGGTACCGTAGTCACCGGCCGGCTGTCCGTCTTCCGGACCACCATGCCGATGGAGTCTTCCTGCTGCTTCAGTTCGCTCTGGGTGATGATCACGTCGTTCTGGATGCTCGACACCGTGGCGTCGATACCCTTCCCGTCAACGTAGATCTGACTAAGCCGCACCCAGTTCGGATTTCCTGCGGCGTCCACGCCGACGATGCCCTTCGCGCACATCGCCACATGGTCGTTCGTGTCCTCGAACCAGGCCAGGTCGGTCTTGCCCTTCTTCGCGCTTGTCCGGCCGCCTTTGCCGCCCTTCTTCAGTGCGTCGGCGATGATCCGCGTCACGTCCTGCCGGTTGTTCGCCAGCTGGACCTTCACAACCTCCGGCTGGTGTACCTTGTCGGAGTAGGTCATGCTCACGATCCGCTCCTGGATCGTCGTGCCGAACTCCGGCAGCGGCACACGGCAGTAGGCGCCCAGCTTCAGCTTGTCCATGCTCTCGCCGGTGGCCGCCGCCAGCTCGAAGCCTTCCACGTCGATGGTCACCGACGGCTCCGCGTGGTTCTTCAGCCGCTCGTTCGCCCACCGCACCAGCTCCGCCTTCGTGTCCAGGCTTTGGTCCGTTTCGACCTTGCTCACAACGCCGTACAGGCTTACGTTCTTCTCAACGTAGTCCCCGTCAATGTGCAGGTCGTTCTTCCCGATCGGGTAAAACCGGGTGAACATGCCGCTCTTGTCGATCGTCCGGCTGATGGTCTTCAGGTTCCGGCTCGCCCGCAGCTCGCTCTGGACTCCCGAGCTTTTCGGCATGATGTTCAGCCGGAACGGGTAGACGCTCATGTCGTAGCTCCACCAGGCGTCCGTCAGGCTGTTCGACACCGTTTCCAGCGCCTCGAACAGCGTGTCCCCGTCAAACTTGTACGGGTTCGTAACCCCGCTGTACCCGAAGCTGCCCAGCGTCCAGTCGCTCTGTTTGCTCAGGATGTACCGGACCGCCTGTTCCGCCGTGCAGGTCGTCGCCTTGCTGTTGCCGGTGATCTGCGCCGCTTTGTGCTCCCCGAACAGGATCACATCCTTCAGCGTGCTGATCACGTGCTCCAGCTGCACCGTCGGCGTCCGTGTCGCGTAGGCCTGGCCGATGCTCCGCACCCGCCACACGATCCCCGCGCCCGGCTCCGTTTCGTCCTTCAGCCATGTATTGATGGCGATGCCGTTCATGTCCGCCGGCGTCATGGTCGCGGTAGAGTCCCGCTCCTTCAGCTGAAGGCTCAGCGCCTCCGCCGGCACCTTCCTGACCTGTGTCAGGCTTTTCCCGGAAAGAAGGATCATCAGACCCACCTCCCGAAGCTCTGGACCGTCAGCATGCCGGCACGGTCAGCCTGGAAGCTCACCGGCACGTTTCCGGGGTTCACAAACAGGTCGTCCGCGCCCGTGAATTTGTCATACACGCTCACGCTGCCCTTCCGGATCCGGAGCAGGCCGTCCGTCCCGTGGCTGATGGCCAGCGTCTCGCTGCCGCCCAGCGCCAGGTTCGCCAGTGTGATCCGGTTCCCGTTCGCCTGCACCCAGAAATTGTTGATCGTCATGCCGCTGCGGTTCTGGAATGTCACGTCCAGCACGCTCTGCACGTTCCCGGCCACAGGGACCGTCACCGTGCCGCTGGCCGCCACGTTCCCGGAGGCCGTCGCCGGCAGTTCCGCCTGCCAGAAGGGCACGTTGTACGCCCGGAAGGTGATCGTGTATTCCTCCGTCCAGTTCCACAGGTCGCCGCTGTTCGGCACCGTGACCTTGTCCACGTACATCCGCCGGTCCGGCATTTCGTTGGTGGTCAGCCACCCCTTCTGCAGGGCCCAGCTGATCACCTGGTCGAAGATCTCCCGCCGTCTGGACAGCATCTTCTTCGGTGCGTCAATCGCGAAGGTCACGGAAGCCTCCAGGGTGTCAAAGTGTTCACCGGTCACCCGCTGCCCGCTTCCGCCCATCCGGCTTACCGCGCTGACGCTCTCCTTCGTCGTGCCGGGGTCAATGCTCCGGATCACGATCGCGTCGTCGATCTCGTCCAGCTGCCGGCCGCCAAGCGCCACCCGTTTCGTTAAAATCATCCGGATCCCTCCGTTTTGTTACGTGTTATCGACCCATGTTGCCATCACCTGGCCGACAACCGACGTGAGCGAGTTGCCGTCAATCACCACGGTCATCCCGTTGATCACGTCATAGACGGCGGTCGCCGTCTGCTTCGGCAGGTTCTTCATCACTTCAGCAGCGCCTGAGATTTCCGCACCGGCTTTGGAGATCTCCTTCGCGCCTTCGTCGTTCAGATCCTCAGCGACTTCTGCCATCCGTTCAACCTGCTCACGCATTTCGTCGTAGACTTCCCGCGTGCTGCCGTCATAGATCTGTCCGCCGGCTTCCAGCGTGTCCAGGATCTCCGTCATCTTGTCCCAGGTCTCGTCGCTTAAGGCCTCCGCCAGGGTGTCCATCACGGCGTCCCCGCTGTCAAGCCACGCCTTCCGGTGTTCGATCAGGCTCTGGAAGAACGCCCCGCCGGTGTCGCCCGTGTTCATGTAGGGGCTGATCATCATATCCCAGGCGCTCATGATTTCGGAGCTGACGCCTTTTTCCTGCAGTTCCTGGGTCTTCTCCGCAAGCCTGGCCGCTTCTTCGGCGGCTTTCCGCTGGTCTTCTTCGATAGCCCTGTCGTATTCAATCCAGGCGTCAACCAGGAGTGCGCCCATCACGGCGTACGCGGCAACGCCTGCACCTCCGAGGGCTGTATACCCTGCGCCGGCCATCGCAGCGCCTCCCGCTACTGTGGCTCCACCGCCGGCAGCTGCAGCGCTTCCTCCTGCCGCAGCAGCTCCTCCGCCGGCAGCAGCTCCGCCTCCGCCGATCCATCCAAGGCCGCGGAACAGCTGCAGCGCTGTGTTGACGCCCTTCGCGCCTTCAAGCAGCGCCCATGCGCCGATAAATGCCTTTACTGCGCCGACTACGCTTTCCTTATTATCTTTGATCCATTCCAGCCCGCTCTTGATCCCGTCAACCACGCCCTTCAGCCCGTTGATCACGTCCGCCGGGCTGACGTTCGTAAGGTCGTTAATCAGCTGGGTGATGGTGTCGCCCATCTGTTCCAGCATCGCCTTGCCTTCAGGCGTATCCAGGTATTTGTTCAGTTCCTCAAACAGGGAGGTGATTTTCTCCATACCCGTCGTCAGAGGACCGGAAAAAGTCGAAAGCAGTTCGTATTTAAATGTTTCCCATTCGCCCTGCAGCTTCTGGTACTGGTCGTCCATCTTGCCAAGGTTGTCGATCTGGTCATTCTCGACGACGCTCCAGGATTGCATCGTCTTTTCATATTCATCCCTGCCTGCACTAAACAGCGGGAGCAGTTCACGCCAGCTTTTCCCGAACAGCTTCTGGGCATAGGCAACCTTGTCTTCTTCATCCCCCAGTGCGGCGATAGCTTCGCCAGTCTCCCAGAACAAGTCCACAGGGTTCTTCCCGTTCGGGTCAAGGCCAAGGTATGCCCAGGCGCCCATCGCTTCCTTGTCCTGCTTCTCGCTGTTTTTCCTCAGCTTATCCTGCGCGTTAAGAATCGTGTCGACGTCCGTGTCGATCAGGTTCGATGTTTTCCGCATCCGCTGCAGTGTTTCGGTCGCGTCTGCACCTCCACCAAAGAGGTTCAGCGTATCCTTGTACATGTCAGACGTCGTTTTGATTTCGTCTGCCCAGCTTCCGGCCCCCAGCGTTGCGTCAACGATCGCCTCACCCATCTTCCAGGCTTTCTTGATCACGTTGGTCATGCCGGACGTGATCTTGTCCAGGGCGTCGGTGACGTTCTTCACCTTGACGTCCTTGCCGATGTCCTGCAGCTGGCGGTTCATGCTGTCGGCTTCGTTCCCGGCTTCTTCTTCCGCCGTGGTGATGCCGTTGATGGCGTTCTCCGTGTCGATGATATCGCCCTTCGCCTGGATCAGCGTCCGCAGCATGTCCTGGAACGCTTTGCTCGACTTGTCGACGCCGCGCTCGGTCATGTCGGCCAGCGCCTTCTCCGCGGCCGCCGCGACTGCCTTCTGCTCTTCCAGTTTCGCCTGCAGCTGCTCGGACTTCTGCTGCATGTAGGTTTCGGCGTCACCGGTCGCCTTGAACTGTTTCTCCGTCAGGGCGAGCTGGGCGTCGAGGGTCTTCATGTTCTGCTTCGCCTGCTGGATGCTCTGTTTAAACTGGGCGACGCCGGACACTCCCATTTTGACGTTTACGCCGCTTGCCATCTGCTCACCCTCTCGTTCTGTTTATTTCCGCCGGATCCCGTGCTGCACGTCGTCATAATTCCGCCGGTAGATATACAAATCCATGACCGCGCCCGGCCTCATCCGGTTAATCTCCGGAAGGCTCAGTCCCGCGATCAGTCCCCAGCTGACCACCATCAGGTACGTCAGCTTTCCTTCGGCTCTTTTTTTTTCATATTCTCAAGGGTCACGTCCACCGAGCCCTCTTCTTCCTCTTCCTGGATCTCGCTGGACATGCCCTCCGTGATGGCGTTCATGCACTCGTTCATCGCCATTAGCAGATCCTTCGGCTTCATCGCCCGCAGGATCATCTTGTCCGTCAGGTCCTGTTCCTGCCCGGCGATGTCGAGCCCGGCGTTCCCCAGGATCCTGATCAGCTTCGCCGCGGCCTCGATGTGCTCCGCGCTGCTGTACCAGCTCGTGTCGTTGTCGTCGTCCGGGTTCCGCCCCGTGGCGATCTTCAGCGTCCGGGCCATCGGCCCGATTTCCTTCTGCACCGTGAGCATCTCCAGGCTGGTGAACGCCAGCGGGATCTCCCGGTCTTTGATCTTGATGCTTGCCATACCCCTTTACCCCTTTCAAAATGCAAAAAAGCGGGAGGCGGAGGTTCCATGTCCTCCGCCCCCTGTGTGTTCATCAGGAAATGCCGGCCTTGCTGTTCAGGTAGCTCTTCGCGCTGGCCAGGCTGTCGAAGGTCTTGTGCTGGGCAAAGCTCAGCACGCCGGTACTGTCCAGGCTGACGCCGGCGCCGACGCCTTCCAGCGTGGGCACACGCCATTCGATGTTCTGTTCCTTCGTCCGGGTCTCTTCGGAAGAAACGGAGAACTTCAGCTTCTGGAACCACCAGGCTTCATAGCTGTAGGTCACAGAGCTGGTGCCCTTAGTCCTCATCACGCGGATGTAGCCGAA